TCTCTGGCGGTTATCGCGCTGCACCGGAGTAAGGTTACGATTGACAAAGAATCGCCCGTCATTGACGGGAAGCCCGTGGCCGACTACTTCCAGGAGTGGGTCGGAACGGACGCCGGGAAACGGTACGCAGCCGCCCCGGCAAACAGTGGCGCGGGAGCCAAGGGTTCCGGCAAAGGCACCGCCGCTGCTGCATCAAGCGGCAAGAAGCGCTCGGAGATGAGTCCGCCAGAAAAGGTGGCATTCATCCGGGAGCACGGCGAGGCCAAGTTTTTGCAACTGCCGAACTGAGAGGAACTGACCCATGGCAGAAACGACCCTCGCCGACTTCAAGCTGTACCCCGTTCAGGTGCAGTCCGGCATGAACGAGGTGCTCCAGCAGAACGCCAATGCGTTCAACGGCGCATCCAACAACACGATTCGTCTCTACCCGCAGGCGCTGACGGCGCAGTACGGCTACGAGGCGTTCTTCCAGTCGATCGGATCGACCCTGGTAGCTCGACGGGATTCCGCTTCCCTTTCGTCGGTGGCTGACCAGGAGCTGACGCAGGATGAGCAGATTTCCGTGAAGCTCGATCGGCGCGTCGGCCCGATCAAGATGACGGACGATGCTTTCAAGAAAATCGGGCGAGACCCGGAGCTTGCCAGTTTCATCATCGGCCAGCAGGCTGGCGTGGCGATCACGCTGGATTACCTGAACACCGGCCTGAAGGCGCTCGTGGCGGCAATCCGCGTCCAGTCGGCTCAGGAGGTCGACAAGTCGGATGAGTCGACTGCGACGATCACCCACGGCTATCTCGTCGACACCCTCAAGCCGATGGGGGACGCTGGGAATCGAATCGTCGCCTGGGTAATGCACTCGAAGGTCTTCTACGATCTGATGGGGCAAGCGATCAGCGACAAGATCACCAACGTCGCGGCCACCGTGATCTACGGTGGGTCGCCGGGCACGCTCGGGCGCCCGGTGGTCGTCACGGATTCTTCAGCCCTGTACCTGTCCACCGACTCCCCGGATGAGTACGTCACCCTGGGCCTGACGCAAGGGGCGCTCGACATCATCCAGTCCGAGCCTGCGTCGATGGTCAACGATCTGATCACGGGCGAACAGAACCTGGCGCAGCGCATCCAGGGGGAGCACGCCTTCAACGTGAAGGTCAAAGGCGCGAAGTGGGACGTCAGCAACGGGGGAGTCAACCCGACCGACGCCACGCTCGCGACCGGGTCCAACTGGGACAAGATCTGCGCGGATCTGAAGGACTACGCTGGCACGGCCCTTGTAACGCAGTAAGGGCCAGGTGGTTTGACCTAAAGCCCTGGCCGAGATTTCGGCTGGGGCTTTTTGCTTGGAGCACACGATGAACGACTACAAGGCGCAGGTGAAGCACATGAAGCGAGTGCGATTGTTCCTGAAGCAGGGCGGGAAAGACTATCCCCGGCGTGAAGCCGAAGCGGTGGCGCGGGTTCAAGAGAAATACCCTGGCCACCACATTCGCATCATGAACCCGGCGCTTTATGCGGGCGAGGTCGAGTCTGCTGACGCGATCGTGCATGACGGCTCGCAGCTCCCGAAGGGCGTGACGTACCGCTGCACGGGTGGTTCGGTCGTGGCGCTCGAGGAGCCGAAGAAGAAGCCCATGCGGAAGAAGGCGTCTACCAAGGCGGTTGACTGATGGCCATTGACGCCACGCCTGGCGGGGCAAGCGCGGACAGCTTCATCTCGCTGGCCGACGCGGATGCGTACCACTCGACCGACCAGATTCACACGAACGTGGCGTGGAGCGCGCTGAGCACGGCGTCGAAAGAGGCGGCGCTGAAGATGGCGACGCGCATCATCGACACGATGAGCTTTCTCGGTCAGCGCGTCAGCATTTCGCAGGCGCTGTCCTGGCCCAGGCAGTTTGCGCTCTTCGACGGCATCTATCTGGATGCCACCACGGTTCCGGACCGGGTCCAGTGGGCAACAGCGGAGCTTGCGAACTGGCTGGCAGTGGAGGACCGGGCGGCGCCGTCGGCCGGCAACAAGCTCTCCCGGGTGGCTGTGGGGTCCATCGAGGTCGAGTTTCGCCAGACGGCGGCGGGCATTCTGAGTGACATGCCCGACACGGTCGTGAAGTTCCTGCGCCCGCTGGTGACCGGCTCTGTTCGTGGCGCCGGGCAACCGAGGGTCGTCGTGTGAGTTTGCGTGCGACGCTGAAGGCTGCCGCCAAATCGGCATTAGCGGCCATTGGTGATCTGAAGACCACGTGCACCTACACCCACGTGGATGGGAGCCCCACGTACACGCCGGGGACGGGCGCGGTAACGGAAAACAGCACGGACGTGGCTGGGGTGACGGTGACCTTGACCGAGGAAGCGCGAATGAAGCGCAACGAATTCGGGGTGTTCCGGATGACCGTGGCTTACATCCACGCGGATCAGTTGAGCATTGACCCACGGGACGGCGATTACTTCGTGGACGCTGACGGCCGTCGTTGGAATGTGGCGAAGATCCTGGCGAACAGCGGCGTGGTTTGGGAGCTCGAGGTGCAGGAGAACTTGTGAGCACTGCGGCCACTCTTGCCCGTCGGGCGCGCCGGAACAAGCTGAAGGTGCGCGAGACGGGCGCGCGGATTCCCGGTGGAGTGGCGAGCGCGCAGGCGTTTGGTATTGCCGGGATGCTGCCCAGGGAGTTTGCGACTTTTATCCGGGCGGCTCAGATGGAAATCTGCTACTACCTCGCCACGGAGATGCACGCGCAAATCGTGGACTACACGCCGGTCTTGACGGGGGCCTTGAAGGGCAATTGGGTCGGGACCACGGATCGAACCATGTACCAATTCGACTACGCTTTCAAGGGCCTTGGCGCCGACCACCGGCCGCGCAAGCCTCGCTTCATCCGCAAGACCATGCCGGTCTACAACATCACGAACGCTGCCTGGTACGGCCATCAGATTGAGTTCGAGGGCCGGTCGAAAACGAAGGCTCCGGACGGCATGGTGCGCCGGGGCTACGCGGAGGTCATGGCGCGGCCGGTGACGCTCGAAGTGGTAGTGCAGCAGTCGAGCGCTCTGCCTGACCGGGTTAACCTGCTGTGAGCTACGCGCTGTTCCGTCAGACCATTGAGAGCCAGTTCGCCACGGCGTGGGACGAGGAGACCCCGATTCGGTGGGAGAACGTGGAATTCACCGTCGAGGGGAACGAGTTCGTGGAGTTCGAGCTGTCGCCGGAGCAGGCGGAACAGGTCACGATCAACGCCAACCCGACGATCCGCGAGGACGGGGCAATTCGCGTGACGGTATTCGTGCGCCAGAACGTGGGCACGGCGAGAGCGGAAGCGCTTGCGGACATTGTGAGGGGCGCGCTTCAGCGCAAGGCGCTCGCGAATGGTGTCCAGACCTACGCAACGTCCCGGCTGCCGGCGCAAACGGTAGAGCTGGAGTCAGGAGCGGGGTGGTACGTCGTGCCCACGGAGACACGCTACCACGCCGACTACGCTGACTCATGAGCTTTGCACAGGAGCGCCAGGAGATTGAGGCGGGCCTTGATTGGACTGCAACGCCGGTGCAGTGGGAGAACGCAGAGCTCACGGTGCCGGACGACGAGTACATCCAGGTGCATCTGTTCCCGACTCGCAGGTATTTGCAGGACGTGGGCGGGAAGACAATGGGCGCAGGGTTTGCCCAGGTCACGGTGTGTGTGCGTGCAAACATGGGCATGGCGCGTTTGGAGGAATTGGCCGAGCTTGCCCGCGACAAGCTTCAGAACAAGCGGCTCGGCGTTGTGCAGATGCGACAGGTGACACGAAATCTGCTGGCATCGTCCCCGGGCTGGCACAAGGCGGCCGTGACGGCCTACTACGAGGTTCAAGGGGCGGATTAATTCCCTAACGGCACGGGGCTGGCATAGACTGTGTTCGATTCAGGCGCGGCAAGGCGGCGCTCCAAGTTAGTTTCAGGAGGCCGCAATGAGCGAATCCAATCAGGTACAACTGCGATACGTGTCGGAGGGAACCTACGGCACGACCCCCACGGACTCCAGCAACTGGCAGGAGCTCGGATTTACCGAGGAATCCCTGACCGGTGAGCAGGAGAAGCGCCAGTCAGCGCTTGTCGAGAACACCCGGATCATTGCCGACAAGATCGAGGTTCGCCGGACGGTGGGCGGCTCGTTCGGGTTCGAGCTCCGCTACGGGTGGTATGACGACTTCATCTTAGCCGCGCTCTGTGGTTCCTCGTGGTCTGCCGACGTGGCGACCCTCGGCACGACGGACTACTCGTTCAGCGTGGAGAAAGAGTTTGGCGACCTTTCGTCGGGCAACCGCTTCATTCTGTTCGACGGGATGCGAATCGGCGGCATGTCCCTGAACATTTCGCACGGGGACGTTGTGACCGGATCGTTCACGATGGCGGGCGCGACGGAAACGTCTGCCGCGACGTCTGCGGTCGGGTCGGGGAGTGAAGCGTCGCTGGACTCGACGAAGAAGATGATGGCGTCGGCCACGGGCTTCGGATCGTTCAAGATCGACGATTCGGCGAACGCTGCGGACATCATGTCACTGACGTTCGAGGTGAACAACAACCACGAGCCGCGCTTTGCGCTCGGGTCTATTGGCCCGTCGGAGCAGGACAAAGGCGACGGTGTTGTGACGGGCGTCATCACTGCGTATCTGGACGAAACCTCGCTGGCTCTGTTCGACCGTGCGCGGAACAACACGGACACCGAGATCGACTTCACTCTTTCGGATGCCGCTGGCAACAGCTACGCGTTCAACCTTCCGAAGACGATCATCACTGCGGCGACGCCCCGTTCCCAGGGTCGGAACCAACGAGTGATGACGGAACTCTCGTATGAGGCCATCACATCGGCCATGACGATCACCCGATCGGCAGCGTAAACAATCCACCCAAGGGGCGGCACGGTCGCCCCTAACCTCTAGGAGGCTTCACATGCAATTCAACACGCAGTCCGACCTTCGCCGCACGGGCGTTTGGATTTACCTCACCGACCAGTCTGGCTCTCTGGTGCGAGTCTCTGACCGGGAGCAATACGACGCCGTGCCGGAAGAGAACCGCTGCGCGTTCAAGGTGCGCGCCGTGGGCAGTGAGTACGACGCCTACGTGGACCGTCTTCGGCGCCCCAAGCAGAAGCAGATCCGCAAGGGCGGGCTGAGCACCATTGAGACGAAGGAGATGCTGTACGAGGCCATGGCGGCCACGCTGATTGCCGACACGGACAACGTGTTTGACAACGGCGCTCCCGTGCGGCCGGACGACGTGGGGGCGCTCAAGCGGCTGTTCTTGGGTTACGAGGTGCTGGCCGAGGAGGTGCTGAGTTTCGCTCAGGAAACGTTCGCTTTCGACCGTGAGGCGGCGCAGGCGCAGGCGGGAAAATCGCAGAGTGGCTCTGTTTCAGCATCGAGGGACCATCCCCGCGCGGGC